CCGAATAAACGTGTTAGGTATTTGTGATTTAGCGGAGTTTATTTGCGGGCACGGACCGCGCACATTTTTCGTGCGCCGCTAGGAAATAATTTACTTTTTCGGTTATCCTTTGTTCATGGCAGACAAGATGATGGACATGAAGAAGTTGGTCGCACGGTTTGAGCCCAATGCATTTGGTAAGCTGACGAAGCAGGACCAGGTGGATTTGGAGGAGGACACCGAGCAGGCCTTGGCATATGAGGCTGGCAATACGGTGAAGATGAATGCCCAACCGGTCGAGGCGCGGTACCTTCCGAGGCTGGCAGATATCCAGCAGAATATTTATGCGGTGCTTGAAAGCGAGAGTCGTAAGTTGGCTGACTCCAGTGTTCGCAATTACCACGAGACCTTGAGTGCGGAAGAGATTAAGTTACTTGGTGTGGTGACGCGGAGCCTTTGTCAGTTGGGGGACATGGAAAGGGGCTTGCGGCAAAACGATCAACTCAGTAGCATGAGCGATGAAGATCTCCAAAGACTCGCCGGTGAAGCATTCAAACAGTTGGAGACCAAGGGGCAAAAGAAATGACGACCTATTATTACAAAAACACCATCACTGGATTGGTGAGCCAAAACTCTGACTACTCGACTCCTCAAGCAGTGACCCGTGCTGCCGCTGACGTAGGCACGGGTTCAGAATATTTGTTTCAGAGGCTAACCGTTGGTACGGGTTCGGCTGTCCAGCCTTATAAAATTGCAGAGAATAACTCGGCAATGTCGTCTCTTAACTCAGCCATTGTCACCAATGTTGGATCATCCGGCGCAGCAGAAATATCGTTTCTTCAGTCAGACCGCGCTGATGTTAGCGCCACCCTTTCTGGCAATCCCTCCCTGGTAGCAAGTATCGGTTACAGTAGCGGAACTACTTTGCGTGGCTTTCAGTTTCAGGTGACCGGAACACCGTTAGCCGACGCTGCAACCGACGGCACTGCGACCCATGCGGTAATTACGCAAGACGGAACGTCTTATGGTCTTTTCGCCATACACACTATTGCGAACAACGGCTTAGACTTGTCGTCCACTGGCACTCAGTCCGGCTTTACCAGTGAAACAGGTGCCATCACTATTCAACTGTTGCGTAAATGCGATGTTGTTTTAGACCCCGGCGAGCAGTTGGTTGTGCCTGATTTAATCGCACCAACAGGATTAAATGAGCCAGATTCCGCTATTGGAATTAGTAACGTTGCCGCGGCTACTGCGGCGGAAGTAGAAATTTTGGTGGTGGGCGCATAATGGCTCTAGCGCAAGAAAGACGTATCCCGATCCGACTCCGCATGGCGGATGCGTCCGATGCGCCGATGGTTTACTCGAACTGGCTCAAATCATACGCGGGCCAGAACAAGCACATACCAAAAACGGTGGTGGAAAAGATTCACCGCCAGGTTGTGGGCAGACTTCTGAGCGAAGCCCATACAGTCGTTGCCGTAGTAGACCTACCAGACCTAGATGATGAAATCTGCGGTTGGCTCTGCGCGCAAAGGTCCGAAAAATTTTTTATTAGCCATTGGGGCTATGTGAAACGAGAGTATCGAAGGTTTGGCGTCATGAGCGCCATGCTGGAGATGTTCGAGTACAAGCGGGGCGAGCCAGTAATGGCAAGTCATGATTTTCCGCTGCGCAAAGATTTGCGTAAGCACAATATCATGTACGTTCCGCATATTTGCCATGAAGGCGGTCTTGAGAAAATAGACAAGCTATACGGAGGGGCATTAGATGCACCAAGTTAAACTGAAATCCATTATGTTAACCGACAACGCCAAGCCGGTGTTCAATCAGAACTTCATCGACGTGCATACCAACCCCCAATTCGAGCTGGTGCTCATGGGTGACTGGATTTCGGTGCAATATAACAAATCGACGCCTCGATTTGTGCCCGTACAGGCTATTTCGTGGATGGCACCACTAAATGCTGAAGATATGGCACCAAAAGAGACCCCAAAAAGGGGTCGAAAACCAAAAATCAAGGCGGTAGCCGATGAGCGACAACAACAAGCAGTATGATGCGCGCCAGGTACTAAAAGAGTACCTGAAACGGCATGGTGACTTATCCGAACTACGGGATGAGAACCCAGATGCCGAAAAGCGTTCATTTGCTTGGCATAAGCACCTTTTACCGCAGCAAATGGAGTATTTGCAGGACGAAAACCGCCTAAAGACAGCTCTATGTAGTCGCCGAGCCGGTAAAACTTATGCGTCCTGCTACTATCTCATCGAAACAGCTATGAAGCACGCTGAATCAACCAGTGCATACATTGCATTGACTAGAGCTAGCGCCAAAAAGCTTATGTGGTCGGAATTGCAGCGTGCAAATCGCAAGTATTACCTAAATATCCACTTTAATAACTCTGAATTGACCGCAACCTTTCCAAATCACAGTCAAATCATGCTTACCGGTGCCAATGACGAAGCGGATATCGATAAATTGCGGGGTTTGAAGTATCAGTTGGTTATTTTGGATGAGGCCGGGTCTTTTGGTCGGCATATTGATGCATTGGTCGAAGAAGTACTCGAGCCGGCGTTAATTGACTGCGATGGCACCTTGGCGATGATTGGTACGCCTACAGCAAGTTGCTCAGGATTTTTCTATGAAGCATCGACAGGACTTCGGCCCGGATTCAGTCAACATCACTGGACCATTCTCGATAACTCATACATCCCACACGCTGGAGAGTACCTCGATAAGAAAAAGTACTCAAAAGGCTGGGGTGATGACAATCCAGTATATCTCCGAGAGTGGTGCGGACGTTGGGTTAGGTCAGACGATTCGCTTGTGTACCGATATCACTCCCACAACATTGTTGACGGCCTCCCCGACGACTTTGATTTCGAATACATCCTTGGGGTCGACCTTGGATACCACGATGCAACTGCCTTCGTCGTTATGGCTTATAGTCGAGACCTACCGAATGTCTTTATCGTCGACTGCCAAAAACAGTCCAAGATGCTGCCAACCGACATTGCAGAGCGAATCGGTGATCTTGCCGACGAGTACGACTTCACCAAGATCGTCGCCGACACCGGTGGACTGGGTAAATCTATTGTGGAGGAGTTTAAGGTTCGCTACGGGCTCCCTATTTACCCGGCGGAAAAAACCAAGAAAATGAGTTACATCGACATGATGAACTCGGACTTGGCTGATGGCATCCTCAAGGTAATGCAAGGGTCTGACATTTTAGACGAGTGGCAAAACCTTCAATGGGATGAAGACCACCGCAAAGAAGACGGACGCTTTGAGAATCACCTTGCCGATGCTGCGCTTTACGCCTGGCGAGAGTGTAGGCACTATAGATATGAGGCACCAGTAGAAGCTCCTAAATACGGAACCCCAGAATATTGGGAGATGATTGAGGATAAGCATTGGTCTGACACGGCAAAAAACTTAGACCGCAATGAGTCCGATAGATGGTGGGCTGCGGGTACATCGATTGAGAGGCTACAATGATTGGCAAAAGCGCATACATGGACCAAAAGTTTTGGTGGGACTCTGGCGAAGAAAACCCACAAGAGCTAATTTATTCTTTATTGGAAAACCTTAAAGAGCGAATTGAGACACGGGCAGATCATGATGTGCTGCATTTATCTCTTTTTGAGAACTACTATAACAATGCGCTAAACCCCGCAGGCTACAAGACTGGCACCCTCTTTGACGATGACCGCGTTACCTTTAACGTGATTGCATCTTGCTGCAATACGGTTACAGCTAAGATTGCCAAAACGAGACCACGCCCGATCTTTCTGACAAGCGGCGGAGACTTTAGCCTTAAACGCAAGGCTAAGTTATTGACTAAGTTTGTTGATGGGATGTTCTATCAAACCGACCTTTACAATGTGATGCAGCGAGTATTTCTCGATAGCTGCGTCTTCGGCACCGGTGTTGTTAAGGTGTTCATTGAAGATGATGAAGTCAAGGTTGAGCGCATCTTCCCTAGTGAACTTATCGTTGATGAGTACGAAGCTCGCTATGGTGACCCTCGCTCAATGTTCCAGCGTAAGGTTATGCCGCGTGAAGTTGTTGCAGGCCTCTATCCAGACCACCACAAAGAAATTGCGGCAGCAAATCCATGTGATCCGGAAGACCGCAACTACAATACTGGCGATATGATTGAAGTCATCGAGGCTTGGCACATTCCATCAGCCAAAGGTGTTGATGATGGCCGACACGTTATTTGTATTGATAACGCAACGTTATTCGATGAAAAATACACCAAGAGTTACTTTCCGTTTGTAACCCTTCGTTGGTCGCGCCGTATGTTGGGTTACTATGGCCAAGGTTTAACTGAGCAGCTTCGCGGCATTCAGGCAGAAATCAATCAACTGCTTCTCAACATCCAAGAGCAGATGAATCTTGCGACACCAAAGGTGTTTCTTGAGCGCGGGTCACAAGTAGCCAAAGAACAGATTAACAATCAAACGTGGGGTATCATCGAATACGAAGGCCAGCCTCCGCGTTTCTTCGTGCCTCAGACTGTAGCGGGCGAAGTGTTTAGTCACCTCGACCGGCTCTACAACCGAGCGTATGAGATCTCTGGCATCAGTCAGTTGTCTGCGACAAGTCTCAAGCCTGCGGGCTTAGAGTCTGGCGTTGCTCTGCGTGAGTACAGCGATATCGAAACTGAGCGTTTTGTAATCGTTGGCCAGGCATATGAGTCTGCGTTTCTTGAGATAGCGAAGCAGATGATTGACCTAGCCAAAGACGTATCTGAGCAAGGCAAAACTTACGAAGTTATCTCTTACGGTGACAAAGAAATTGAGAAGATAAAGTGGTCTGACATTGACCTGCGTGAAGACCAGTATCGAATGAAAGTTTATCCGGCGAGTCTTCTCCCGACCACGCCAGCCGCACGCTTGCAAACAGTCATTGAGATGTCGCAAGCAGGCTTGATTGACAAGACGGAGACTCGCAGCTTGTTGGATTTCCCTGATATTGAGCAATACAATAAGCTCGCTACGGCACCACTTGATGAGGCTGAAATGTTAGTCGAGGAGATCTTAGAGAAAGGTAAATACTACCCACCTGAGCCTTTTAGTAACCTGCAACTTCACCTACAGTTCTTTCAGCGGGCGTATATCGAGGCCAAGATTAACGGTGCCCCTGAAGACCGTTTAGATTTGATGCGTCGCTATATGCAGGAGTGCTTTAAGCTGCTCCAACCACCAGCGCCACCTGTTGCTGCTATGCCGGAAGCCCCAGTTGCCGGTGGTCCGCTACCTACCGAATTAACGCCTACGGCGACTCCGCCGAAGGAAGCCATTGATGTGTTGGCAGAAGCAGAATTGCCAGCCCCGCAAGTAACTGGTGCCGCGATGGAAGATGTGCCAGTTTAAGGAGAGTTATATGACTGAAGAGGGTCAAGTTGCA